TTCTAAGGGGAGAAAGGAACCCGTCATCGGGTACCATCAACGGGGGCTCTACAACCTTCTCAGCGGCCCTGAGTGTGGTCTCTACCATCTTGTTGAGCAGCTTGATTTCCGGAAGCATCTTGACCCCAATACCGCGACCGTAAGTTTCATTGGACTCTTTATCCAGGCGGTCCGCCATGCAGGGGAGTTCATAGTAGCCACCTTCCCTGACAATAAGCTTGTCCTTGACGGCAACATAAACTGACTTGAAAGGAAATCGCCGGTTGTTGTCAGGATAGATGGCATGAATAAACTCGAAATGTTTATCAATGTCCTTGGGCTCCCTGTAGGCCTTCATCACGGAAGGGCCAACATTCTCTTCCCCGAATTCCTGGACAGCTTGGCGAGCAGTGTATGTGATGTGACGGTAGACCGTGTCAATGAGACCATGACGGTTTTCCTGATAGACAAAGTCAGCAATGAACAGGTTCAGGAAATTGAGGGTAGTCTCTTCCCCTTCTTCAACAAAAAGGCAGCCGGAACCAATGGCTCCCAGGTCTTTGAAATGCTCGAATATCGCCAGGTTAAAGTTGCTGGCAGCTAACTCTTCATGGAGGATTCTTGTGGCTGCGGAGCACCAGGTGTTCTCTTCGTCACTGATTTCAGTTTGGGGATTCTGGGGCCGGAGATTGAACCATGGTGGGGAACAGAGGTGGCCGTAAAGACCAGCAGCGAACACGTCATTGGCATCAATGGCAGTACAGGAGAAAACACGTGTCATGCGGGAACCACCCTTGACATGAGGTGCGACTATCCCCCCACGTCTTGGGGTTACAAAGGTGCAGACATCCTCATACAAGCTATCCCACTGAGAACGCTCTCCCTTCAATCTGTTGTAGCGGTCTATGATTTCCTTTGCTTTCTTTTCCATCCTATTTTGCCCAAATCCGGCAACCGCGCATCCATGGCTGAATACCTTTACGAACCCAAATCCTATACCAGTTTGTCATATAAAAATTGTATCCACTTCTAAAACTACCAATATAATTCTGGAGAGATCGCACTTTCTGCATTTCCGTTTCATGAACGGTTATCCTCTTTTTACCTCTAACTAAATCCCATAAAGGAGCGGAAACGCCTTGAATAAGAAACCATTGCTCTCCCCGAAACCATACCCGATCACCAAGATTAAATCGAGGAACCCAACGTAAAGCCAGCAACAAAACACGAATCCACCAATATAATTTCTTCACCTCGTTTCTCCTATTTGCCTTTAATGGTTCTTTTTCTTTTCCATGTTTCCCCTGTTTTCTTATTTCTCCAGCGACCCCCTTTCGCTCTTACTCAGCCTGTGGACTTAACACAAACTGCATAGGGATTAACTTTCTTGGATTTGGCCCTTACCTTTTTGGCGCAACGCTCCAGCTTCCGAGGCATTACCTTTTCAAAAGCTCCTTGATGTCTTTTCTCATCTCTGTATTCATTTCCTCAATAGCCTTCAAGCGACAGTTCAGGGCTTTGGTTATCCCGTCACAAGTATCTGCATAGCGTACACTATCAGAGAGCCTTTCGAGACGTCTCTCTATATCCCTGACCTTGCACTTGAAACCTAACCAACCCAGGGCAACTCCTACAAGGCCGGAAAGTCCTCCTACTCCTGGAGTTGTGTAATCATCCATTTGGACACCTGATAAGAAGCCTGTCTGTCAGCCTCTCAATAAACTTGATTTCATCGGAAATCCTCACCTGTAGTATCTCCTGCTCAGCGGGTTCAAGAATTCCGGCAGCGGCATCCTCTAACCTTTTGATAGCCTCACGAGCCCTCATTGAGGCGAGTGCCACCTCTCTCCGCTTTGTCTTTCTTTGTGGCATTGGCGTCTCCTGTTACAATATTCTGATTGAAAACATTCTGAATCCTGGCTGCCAGAGATTGCATAGCAAAACTGGAGAGCCGATTTCCTTGCTCTTCCTGATAAAACTGTCGCAGAGCTTGGTTTACATCCTGCAAAGTTTCTGCCTTATATTCAAGAGCAAAAACTGGAAAAGTAATATTGAGAAACAATAATATAAACGTAAGTTTTTTCATAGATTCTCCTTAGGGAACCACTAAATAATGTCTACCTTGACTATCTGTATCAGGACTTCGTGTTACTTGTTGATTGTTTGCACCACCTACACGTATCAAAATAGGGTTTGGATCAGAACAGTCATAACCTATAACGACACCACCTGCACCCTGACCAATGTCCCAATTATTACCTGAGTTAAGCATTAAACCTATTCTATAAATACCGCCTACATCTCTTATATAAATTCCTTTAGCATTGTCTAATCCAATATCATAAATACCTCCATCAAGGTTACCCCCAAGCTCTGGTGTAGTGTCATCTTTAAGCTCAGACATTCCTCCTGCTGCTAACTCAGAAAGAGTCTTAGTTCCAGCATTAGGATCATGAAACGTCATATCCCCACCGTTTTGCCAAAAAGTGGCAGTACTGCACGGATAATCAAATCTCACCCCCGTATGCGGGGCTGGATTACTCAGAAAAACAATACCATTTTCACTTACATCAGATATCCATATTCCATCTCTCCAATCTGTAGTTCCCATAGATATAGTCTGGGCTACAGTGGGAGCATAATCCGAAATTCCACAAATCATGAGACCTTGCACATAACCATAATCACTGGGAGTGACGTGGCTGCTATTACAGTTGACATCAATTTCACAGCCAACAGCCCACTTAACCGAGGAAGGGTCCCAACTGGCTGTTATGTCAATCATAGGATTTAGACCCCAGCCTTGACCTGAACCTGTTATCCGTTGAGCCGTCATCAGAGCAAGTCCATCTTTGGCACCTGTTGATATTCCTTCAACCCTCATTACTACTTGATGATGTTCTGTATCGTTCATGCTATGGTTCTTAACTACTTGATTGGTATAAAAGTCCTCCCCACATCCGATACCCCAGTAACTAAATGGAGTATCATCATATATCCACTTAGAACCTGCCATATCAAGCTTGCCAGAGTCAAATATCTTGAAGTCCGACCAATTGTTAGGATAATAATAACCTCCTGTGTCATTATCTGTCCAAAGTCCTGAGCCACCCCCCATACTCTCAATCTTGTCATAGACAACATTCTTAGAAGGTGCAATATCAGTAACTCCATTCCAGCCACTCCCATAAGCTTCATCGGATATCTTGGCATTAACTTCTGAATCCCTGGCTATGGAGGCTGCAATATTATCATCATCAATAAGGTCAGTACCGGCATTGATTAAACTGACTATCTCACTACCTGTCTGGTCGGCAGTGGCTCCGTTTTCAATACCTGAAAGTTTTGATCTTTCAACAGTGGTTATTATTGAACCAGAACCAGCAGATGAAACATCACTGAGAGCTGTTACACTACAAGAATTCAGACCAGTGCAAGTGAAATTGCCTCCACTACTCATACTCTCTATTTTGTCGTAAATAGCATTTTTGGAGGGAGCAAGAGCATCCCCATCCCAGTCATCCCCATAGGTCTCATTATCCCCATAAACAGGGTAGACAGCAAGGTTACCAGGAGTGATATCCTGGCCCCAACAACCAGAAGCCCAAACACAGAATAACAACAACCAAACTAAGTATCTTACTTTAAGCTCCACCACTTGTACGTCCTCCCAGTTCAACACAGACATTTGCTCCCTCACATTGAAGAACAAGTCTGTCGTATTTGTTATTTAAGGTAAAATCCGCTCCAGTATTCAGTTTTAGGAATTCACCATGTTTTGCCACTATAGTTCGGGCACTACTCTCTGCCTTAAAAATTACCTGGTCTCCGGCGGAAAGGCCAAGCACCCGGACAAGATCATCTGAAGCTGCTCCCCCTTCCGTGTCAAGGCTATAGTAGCCACTCCCAGGGACCGTGGCTACACCTGAAACAAGGGTGATCTGAACTGGGTTTCCCCAAGCCCCCATACTTTCACCATTACCTCCACCCCCTCCTCCAGTTCCAATAAGGACTGCAAGTTGTTGGATCATTTTAACCACTCGGTCAACCATCTTTTCTATAGCTTCAGAACTGTACCTCCCGCCGTAAATCAGGTCCACGGGTTGTGTATACTCCATGGCAAGGGATATTGTGATGGTATAACCAGAAGGAAGGAGCCAGGGGTCCATGGAGCCTTCATTGTCATAAAAGAGAGAGACCGTCCCTCCGGATTCAAATTTCCCAAGCTCCCCTGTTAAAGTGTAGGAGTAAATATCATAGGGAAGTGTGTGATCAGTCCCCTCTGGATCAGTGATAACTACCTTGAGGTCTGCCTCTTCAAAGATTTTGAAGGTAAATGCAAACTCTGAGGTTGCATCGTCCCCTTCATAGGAAACGTGATTTGTTTCAGCGGAGACTGTCATTCTTTACAGAGACCTTCTCTTTCTCATACTCAATCTTAACCTCATCAGGGCTCCAGGAAGGCTTAACTTCCTCGCCCCCCTCAAGCTCCTGTTTCCGCAAAGCTTCCTTGAACTTAGCTTTTGTTACAGGCCCCTCTATCTCTACATATTCATATTGCCAGATTTTACGAGATTTGCCATCTATATCTTTGACATCTACTTGGTGAATATTGTAGTTAACTTGTGTCTTCCCTCGGCTCTTTACGAATTTAGCAGGCTTTATGTCTGAGCTTGCCTGCATGGCAAAGGCTAAAGAGGAGATTAATAGAAAGATTATCATGAGAAGTAAAGATATTGTTTTCATGAGATTTCCTCATAATTAGTATATTGTCAAGCATTATGCTATTAGAATACTTCTCGGCCGCCAACAGTCCCATAGGAAGCCGATGCAGTACCATTCATATGAACGTAAGACATTCCAGCCTGCCCAGCGTTATATGCATGACCGCCCAGCATCATTACCCGCCAGCCAGGACCTTGTACATAATAATCAGTTATATACGTACTGGAACTTCCACTAACAGAAGTAGGCAAAAATCCCCTTGCAATTTGTGCAAGAGTTCTCTGCCATCCACTATTGCTTGCTAATGTTATACCTAAAGAAGTGTAATTGATCGTGGTACCATCTGCAAAGTAAGTATCATCATTGCAAACATAAGGAACATGATCATTAATATTAATGCCATCAATCCATCCCCAAAGATGTCCATAGAAGTTCTCAATTCCTCTATAAGACATATATGAGCCCTTAACACCACTACCATTATCAACTCCTCCAGTAGCATTACCAAGTCTATTAGACAATCCTGTTTTCTCGATAGGATTTTGGTTATTCCAAGCAAACCACGCAGCACTACTCCAATTTGTTAGCCCTGCACCTATTTCAGACTGACTATACCAAGAGCCATACTCGACAAGATAAAGAAGTTGAACTGCACTTACAAGATCATAATCCTGCTGTCTCCAGCCGGCTCCTCTGTTAGCTGCTACTGTTCTGAACTGTGCTCTTGTACCCTGGGTCATAGGAGCCTTACCAGCCACACTCCCTAAAACATCATTAGACCAATCTCTTTGAGTTCGGATTAAACAAGCTACACTGGCCTCATTTGTTAAGTCACAGCCAACAGTTACTGTTGTATCGGTTACTGCTGTGACATTACAGGTCAGGTTGTTGCTGGTCGTGCCAGATATGACTATTGTATCCACACCTGCTTCTAAGTTTGTAAATGGATGAGTCAGGGTATCACTGCTGATAGTCTCAGTCGTGCCATTGAAAGACATCTTATAACTGGCATTGGAAGGCAGATATAGACCATTAACATACTTGCCCTCTGAAGTATCGTATAAGACACCTTCATAAGCACCTATGTATCTGGCTGTTACATTATCTCCA